GGAAAGCAGCGGAGGGGTTGGCGGCAACGCCAAGTGGGCGAAAATCCTTGTCACCACGGCTGATGGTTCCCCCGCGGGTGCTGACGCGCATTACTTTGGTCAGAAAATAGAGGGCTTCGACGCCCAGGCACTTCTCGATGACAGCGGCGATCTACTCGCATCAACAATGTCCTTTGACATTATTGTTCACGCCGACGGGGCAAGCAGTCTTTCCTTCCCGATTACTTGTGCAATCTGCGTCAATGATAACGGTTTTGCAAATCAGCAATATGTCAAGACATTCACCGTCGCGGCGGCAGACACTTGGGAGCGAGTGAGCGTTGCCATCGCCGCCAACGCCGCAGCGGTTATCGACAATGACAACTCGAACGAGTTTCAAGTTTCCCTGACCATTTACGCCGGGTCAGCAAAAGAAACCACTGACGCAACCTGGGAAAGTGCCTCTGGGCTTGATGTCAGCGTCAGTGGCGTTGATAACCTTGCTGACGCTACCAACAACTATGTTGGCATCACCAATGTTCAACTCGAAGTCGGCAGCGTTGCCACGGACTTTGAGCATGAGGACTACGACACGACCTATCAGAAGTGTCGCAGATATCTACGGGCTTATCTCCAAAATGCCAACAACCGAAAGAACTTCGTCCAGGGGCATGTCTACAACACAACACGATGTTGGTTTGTCTACATTCCTGATACGCCCATGCGGGGGACAATCGCGGTTTCTTACGTTGGTACAGCGGGTGATATTGTAATCGCTTATGGTACCGGCAGCACCCAGGCGACAACCGGAACACCATCTGTCCAGAGCGCATCGACCGAAGGCGAGAGTGTCGAGTTTCTTTTGGACGCGGCTTCGGGCACACCTTTTACCGTAGGGCAGGCGGTTGAGGCTTATGTGATCAACGGTTCAAACGCAACTGCGTTTCTCTTTTCGTCGGAGTTATAAAATGGCAGTTCAAAATCTACGCTTTACGTCGCCTGACAAACAACACGTCGCCTTTGAACTTCCCAACGGAGGCGGTAGCATGAGCGTCGATAAGTTTCAAGAACTGTTTCCCGACGTTGCCTTGCCGTCATCCTACGTTGCTCCAGCAGCAACTTGGGACAGTGTTCGAGCAGAACGAAACCAGCTTCTTAAAGACACCGACTGGCAAGGCATGAGCGACGTAACAATGTCTGACGCTGAGAAAGTTTATCGCCAAGCCCTCCGTGATCTTCCCGCTCAAGACGTTGATGGCCCTGGCGATGTCGTCTGGCCCAGTGCGCCGTAAAATGGAATCCTTCCGCAACACGTTTGACGTTGCCAGCGTGGCTGTCGTGATCGGCACACTCGCGGATTGCTCCCGGTAGTTTGGTGGGCGCATAGCTATGCCTCTTTTTTCATTAAAATTTCGCCCTGGTATAAATAAAGACCAGACCGACTACACCAACGAAGGCGGTTGGTCTGACTCGGACAAAATCCGGTTTAACAACGGACTTCCGGAAGTTATCGGGGGTTGGGAGAAAAAAGGCCCCAATACATTTTTAGGCTCGTGCCGGTCTCTTCACCCGTGGGTTGCCCTAGACGGCAGTAAGTACATTTCCGTAGGGACCAACATTAAATACTACATTGATGAAGGTGATGGGTTTTACGACATTACTCCAATAAGGAGTACAACGTCTGCCGGGGACGTAACCTTTTCTGCGACAAGCGGACAGTCAACGGTAACCGTTACTGACGCAAACCACGGGGCGGGTGTGGGGGACTTCGTTACATTTAGCGGTGCGGCAACCCTTGGCGGCACTATAACGGCTGCGCGGCTCAACCAAGAGTACAACGTAATTTCCGTTGTTAACGTCAACTCATACACTATTTCAGTCCGTGAAGTATCGACAATAGCATCCATTACGGTTAACGGAGCGCTAGATCCAACGCTTGTCGCTGCAAACGCATCTGACACCGGAAACGGAGGTGGATCAACGGTTGGCACTTACCAAATTAACGTCGGCCTTGACACTACTGTTTCGGGCACTGGTTGGGGCGCTGGGGCTTGGAGTAGAGGGGCCTGGGGTTCCGCAGCCTCCAGTTTGGCAGTTGGTGACATTCTTCGTCTTTGGTCGGAAGACACTTGGGGCGAAGACCTTGTCTTTAATGTTAGGGACGGTCCAATTTACTACTGGGACACAAGTGCTGGAGTGGGTACTCGCGGAGTATTGTTAAGCTCTCTGGGAGGGGCAAGCAATGTTCCGACTGTTAGTGGAAAGATAATTGTAGGCAATCAACAGCGGCAGATTATTAGCTTCGGCTGTAACGAGATTGGCTCAAGCGAACAAGATCCTATGCTTGTGCGGTACACCGATTTTGAGTCAGCAGTTGACTGGACTCCAACGCTGGAAAATAGCGCCGGAAGGCAGCTTCTTTCAAATGGCTCATCGATAATTACTGCATTTGAAACCCAAAAAGAAATACTGCTTTGGACGGACAGTTGCGTTTACTCAATGCAGTTTGTTGGAGGTGACCTCGTTTACAGGTTTGAGGTTGCAAGTATCGGGCCTAGCATAATTGGCCCCAACGCTGCTGTGTCTGCTGACAACGCTGTGTTTTGGATGGATACCGAGGAGTTCTACGCATACACAGGTAGAGTTCAAGCCATCCCGTGTACTGTTAGAGATTATGTTTTTCAGGACATAAACCTAAATCAGTCTGAAAAAATTGTTGCTGGGTTTAATAAGAACCACAACGAGATCACTTGGTTTTACCCGAGTGCGGCCAGTGACAACATTGACAAGTATGTGACTTACGATTTTAGTCAAAAAATTTGGACAATCGGCACGTTTAATAGAACTGCTTGGGTTGAAAGTGGTCTTTACGCTTACCCAATAGCAGCAGGGGCCGATAACCGTCTTTACTATCACGAGCTTGGCTTTTCAGATGACGGCTCTGCAATCGCGGCTCACGTTGAAAGCAGCGACATTGATACGACTGACGGTCAGCAGTTTGTCTTCTTCAAGAGGCTCATTCCCGACATTACGTTCATAGGTACAGCTAGCGTTCCAACAGCAACCTACACGATCAAGGGAAGGAACGCTCCCGGCGACACTCTGTCAACGAAGGCAACTGCAAGCGTTGGGGCAACCAGTGGTCAACAAAACATTCGCGGCAGGGCAAGGCAAGTTGCTTTGAGGGTCGAGTCAAACACGACTGATGTTGCTTGGCGACTAGGAACCAACAGGTTGGACATCCAGCAGGATGGTCAGCGATGAGTAAATTAGAGCAAGTGCTGACTAAGTCACGGCTCCCGGCTGCTCCGGATGTTTACGACGTTAATACTTTTTCGGCTTTAATAAACTCCCTAGAGTTAATTCTTGGAAGTATTAAGACACCCCAGGAAATAAGGAACCAGTCTGAAGCTCAGTCTTGGTTTTTAGGGTAGAGCTATGATTACATTTAGAGGTGAGCGGTTTTCTGGCTACAACAAGCCAAAGAGGACTCCGGGCCATCCCAAGAAGTCTCATGCCGTTCTCGCAAAAAAGGGCGACAAGGTTAAGCTGATTAGATTTGGGCAGCAGGGTGTTTCTGGCTCTCCCAAAAAGAAAGGTGAATCTCCTTCTTATAGAAAGAGGCGCGAATCATTTAAGGCGCGTCATCGTAAGAACATCAATAAAGGAAAGATGTTTGCGGCTTATTGGGCGGACACAGTGAAATGGTGATGTCATGTCCAGACAATTAAGCAGCATAAGTCGATTTGGAACTACCGAAGAGTTCTATCTTCAGGTTGCCCGATCCCAGATTGCAGGCCATGAGACTAACTTCAAGTTTGGTTTCAACCCTGATGTTGACGACGCGCTGGAAACCATATGGACGCAGGGGGGCCTATACAGCTACTTGTCTGCCGCCACTATTCTGAAAGTATCAAGCTCAAGTACGGATGATACGGCTGCTGGAACCGGGGCAAGAACCGTTGAGATTTTCGGCCTTGATGGCAATTACAATGAAATCTCTGAAACTGTTACGTTGAACGGACAGACGGCGGTCAATACCACAAATTCCTATCTTAGGATTAACCGTGGCGTAGTTAGGTCTGCTGGCTCTGGAGGTCAGAATGCTGGCGTAATCTACGCCGGTACAGGAACGGTTACGGCGGGTGTGCCCGCTAATAAATACCTGTCTATTGCTATTGGTGACAATCAGACCCTTATGGCATTGTGGACAGTACCCGCTGGTTATACGGCTTTCCTTCTTCAGACAGATGTTACTGTTGCCACGACTCAGAACAACAAGTATTGCACGGCCAAGCTGGTTGCTTGCCCATATGGAGAAGTCTTTCAGGTAAAGGATGCTTTTGTAAAATCTGAAAGCAGCATGCATCAGGCCTATACAGTTCCACTTGTTTTTGAGGAAAAAACAGACCTCGAATGGCGGGCTATCGGAGACTCTGCTGGCGCTGATATCGCAATATCCGCCGGAATGGACATCATCTACATCAAGAACACGAGTCTGTAATGGCTAACACTTACAGAAATGCGTTTGCGAATTTGACGGCTACGGGTGCTACGGCAGTCTATACGTCACCCTCAGTCACGACAGCAATCGTGAAGTCCCTGAGGATTGCAAACGTCACGACCGGAACTGCCGGTAATGTTACAGTAGAAGTAACAGATAATAGTGCTTCTACCACATATACTTTTTCAAGGAACGTAAGTATTGCAGCAGGCGTTTCACAAGAAATGCTCGGCCAAGACACTTCGACTACTGCTGATGGGCAATCGATTATTGTGCTTGAAGAATCGGATGCTTTGAAAGTTACTCCTTCTGCTGCAAATGTTTTTCATGTTACTATGGCCGCGCTTGAGGTTACTTAACCATGACTCCAATCCAGAACTTAGCTGACAATCTAGCCGCGCTAGGCCGATACGAGGACACCTATATGGTTCACGCCGCTGAAGGCGAAACCGTGGTGCCGAGTGATGTTCTGGACGCCAATCCCATTCTCAAGACGGCTCTTTTTGCCCAGATGCGGTCTATGGGCATTGAGAACCCGGACAGGTACGTTGTTGGCAGCGGCCTGAATAGCGTCAACCCAATCACTGGTCAGCCTGAGTTCTTCTTCAAGAAGATCAAGCGCCTCGTCAAGAAGATTGCTGCCCCGGTTGGCGGTACGATTGGCTTTGCTCTTGCTGGCCCTACCGGCGCTGCAATTGGTTCTGGCCTTGGCTCTTTAGTCGGCGGCGCCTCTCCACAGCAGGCCCTTGGAACTGCGGCCATTGGCGGCCTTCTGGGCTATGGGGCTGGTAAATTTGCCCCGAATCTTCAGGGCCAACTTCAGGGTGCTTTCCGTGGCATCCCCGGCATTGGTGGCCTTATGCCCGCGCAGGCTGGCGGCCTTATACCCGCGCAGGCTGTTCCGGCGTCTCCGGGCGGTGGGCTTCTTAACGCGGCTAGAGCAGCTTCTGGAAGGGCTGCCTCGCCCGAAGGTGGTCTGCTCTCTGGGATCAGCAAGTTTGTTAAAGAGAAACCCTTGCTTGCCGCCGGGATTGCTGGCGCTGGGGGTCTCGCACTTATGAGTGGCTTTGGTGCTGAAGAGCAGGAGTTTGAGGATAATCCGGCGACATATTCAGATTATTTGTTAGCAAGAAAAGCGCTAGGTAGTGAGGCGACG